AACGACATGGCACTCGCTGGACATGACGTTCAATCTCTGGTAGAATCAAACACTTACAGCGGCTTAGAAGCAACCCTTAAACTGAACGAATGGAAACGAGTATGATCAACGTACAGAAGCGAGATACCTCTGTCGAACCCTTGAACCTTGATAAGGTCCACACTATGGTTGAGGAGGCATGTAAGGACCTCTCAGGCGTCTCTGCTTCACAGGTAGAGATGAATAGTGGCATTCAATTTGAGGATGGCATTACTACAGAACAGATCCAAGAGATTCTTATCAGATCTGCCAGTGATTTGATTACCTTGGAGAATCCTAACTATCAATTTGTTGCTGCTCGTCTGCTTCTTTTTGGTCTTCGTAAGCAGGTATTCAATAAGAATGTCTGGAAAGAAGGTATGCCTAATGTGTTTGATGTAGCATTATACAATGCCACAATCAACAAAGTATATGATGAAGATATTTTAGATAAGTACAGTGACGAAGACTGGAATAAAGTTAATACTTGGATCGATCATGATCGTGATTATCTTTTTACCTATGCTGGTCTACGTCAAGTAACTGATAAGTATTTGGTACAGGATCGTAGTAGTGGCGAAACCTACGAGACTCCTCAGTACATGTACATGATGATTGCCTTGACTCTATTCGCTGACTATCCACTTGCCACAAGACTCGATTATGTCAGAAGATACTACAACGCCATCAGCAAACACAAAATCAACATCCCAACGCCAATCATGGCAGGAGTGCGAACACCACTTAGACAATTTGCTTCTTGTGTTCTTGTTGATGCTGATGACACCCTCGATAGTATCTTTAGTTCTGATATGGCTATCGGCAGATACGTTGCACAAAGGGCGGGTATCGGTATCAACGCAGGCAGAATCCGTGGCATCAACAGTAAAATCCGAGGTGGAGAAGTTCAACACACTGGCGTTGTTCCTTTCCTTAAAAAGTTTGAATCAACTGTACGATGTTGCACACAAAATGGGATTCGTGGAGGATCAGCAACAGTCCACTTCCCAATCTGGCACTCAGAAATAGAAGACATTCTTGTTCTTAAGAACAATAAAGGAACCGAAGATAATCGAGTGAGGAAACTCGACTATTCAATTCAAATGAGTAAACTGTTCTACGAACGTTTTATTGGAAACCAGGAAATTTCTCTCTTCAGTCCTCACGATGTACCTGGTTTGTATGATGCTTTTGGCACAGGCAACTTTGATGATCTTTACTTACGATATGAATCAGATGAGTTTACTCCAAGAAAAACGATTGGTGCTCAGGAACTAATTTTAAACTTGCTCAAGGAACGTGCTGAGACGGGTCGTGTTTATATTATGAACATTGATCACTGTAACTTCCATTCTTCCTTTAAAGATAAGGTAACTATGAGTAACCTCTGCCAAGAGATTACTCTACCGACTACACCTCTCCAACATATTGATGGTTCTGGAGAGATTGCTTTGTGTATTCTTTCTGCTATAAATATCGGTAAACTAAAATCTAATGAAGAACTAGAAGAACTTTGTGATCTTGCTGTCCGTGGTTTAGAAGAACTGATTGATTATCAGAACTATCCGATTACAGCAGCAGAAGTGAGCACTAAGAACCGTAGGTCTCTTGGTATTGGTTACATTGGATTAGCACATTATCTAGCACGCAACGGAGAACACTACGATGACCCAGGAGCATGGAAACTTGTCCACGATCTCACTGAATCCTTCCAGTATTACTTGCTTAAATCAAGCAATCAAGTTGCCAAGGAGAAGGGGAAGTGTGGATATTTTGATAGAACCAAGTATGCAGACGGTATCCTCCCAATCGACACTTACAAAACAGATGTCGATGAAATCGTCCCAAACAAATTGAATCATGATTGGACTAGTCTTAGGTTATCTATCCAACAGCACGGTCTCCGACACAGCACACTGTCCGCACAGATGCCATCGGAAAGCAGTTCCGTTGTGTCAAACGAAACCAATGGAATTGAACCCCCAAGAGATTATTTGTCCGTTAAGAAGTCCAAAAAAGGGCCCCTTAAGCAGGTTGTTCCCCAGTTCACTACTCTAAAGAACAATTACACTCTCTTATGGGATATGAAATCTAACAGAGGATATATTAATATTGTATCCGTGATGCAAAAGTTCTTTGATCAGGCTATTAGTGGGAATTGGTCTTATAATCCAGAAAATTATCCTGACAATGAAGTACCTGTATCTGTAATGGCACAAGATTTCTTGACTACATACAAATACGGTTGGAAGACTTCGTATTATCAGAACACTTATGACAGCAAAACGGATGAAGATGTAGAAGAAAAACGACAAAGCATCGAAGACTTATTAAACGACATTTTACAAGGAGAGGAAGAAGATTGTGACAGTTGCAAAATTTAGAGTGACCGAATCAAAAAGACCTAAAGGTATGACGGTATTTAATACCACTATTCTTGACAGCACCAAGCAAAAAATGTTCTTTGGACCTCCTCTTGGGGTCCAACGATACGATAAATTCAAGTATCCAGTTTTTGATAAACTTACTCAGCAGCAACTGGGGTATTTTTGGAGACCAGAAGAAATTTCACTACAGAAAGATCGTGCCGACTATCAGACACTTAATGAAGCACAAAAGCACATCTTCACTAGTAACCTTAAATACCAAATCCTCTTGGATTCTGTACAAGGGCGTGGTCCTGGGATGGCTCTTATGCCTTATTGCTCACTACCCGAGTTAGAAGCATGTATGAATATCTGGCAGACTATGGAGATGATTCATAGTAGGTCGTATACTCATATCATCAAGAATGTATATGCTAATCCTACCGATGTATTTGATAAGATTTTAGATGATGAGAAGATTCTTTCACGTGCTCAGTCTGTAACTGGTGCTTACGATGAGTTCTTACAAGCAGCACAAGAGTGGGGTGCTGGGAATATGTGGGAGCATAATCTTGATGGTGTTCCTCTGGCACAGGAAGAACTCTATGAATTAAAGAGAAAACTATATCGAGCAGTTGTTAATATCTACATCCTTGAAGGGATTAGATTTTATGTGTCATTTGCTTGTTCTTTTGCGTTCGGTGAACTTAAACTTCTAGAAGGAAGTGCTAAGGTCATCGGGCTTATTGCCCGAGATGAATCTCAACACATGACCATTACTCAGAACATCATAAATAAATGGAGAGATGGTGATGATCCTGATATCATCCGAATCGCTAAAGAAGAACAGGACAACATTGTTGAAATGTTCAAACAATGTGTAGAAGAAGAAAAAGTTTGGGCAGACTATCTATTTAAAGATGGTTCTATTATCGGACTTAATGCTAAACTACTTCAAAAGTATGTTGAGTGGACTGCCAACCGTAGAATGAAGAGTATTGGTCTGAAACCTATCTTTGATGTACCTGCTAATAACAACCCTCTCCCATGGACTGAACACTGGTTGTCATCCAAGGGTCTACAGGTTGCTCCTCAGGAAACTGAAGTTGAATCTTATGTTATTGGAGGTATTAAGCAGGATGTTGAGAAAGATACGTTCGCTGGTTTCCAGTTGTGATCAGATATTCTTTACCTGGTTGGAGGGAAAACCTCCTACAGACCGACCTACCCAATCAGGAGGAGAGAAATCTCCTCTCAAGGGGTCCGTCAAGTCTGGCAACGGCATTTCAACTACAGGCAATAAAATACAAATACGTGACCCATGGGACTGATGAATGAAAACAAGCAGCGCAAAAGCAAAAGGTCGTAACTTACAAAAGTGGGTACGCCAAATGTTGATCGAGATTCTAGATGTCCACCCCGAGGATATTGAGTCTCGATCTATGGGTGCAGGTGGTGAAGATCTCATCATGGCCCGTGCTGCTAGAGAAAAATTTCCTCATAGTATTGAATGTAAAAATGTAGAAAGACTTAATGTCTGGGATGCTTACGAACAAGCAGCAGCAAATTGTGGTAACTACGAACCCATAGTAGTCATGAAGAAAAATAGAAAAAAACCACTAGTAGTTGTTGATGCTGAATATTTTATTGCTCTCTTTAATAAATAAAAGAGCCTGACTCTTTACTTATGGAATCAAATCCAAAAAAAGAGGAAGCCAAAAAGGAAAACAAATTTGAATGGGCGGATGAGGGTGTATCAACTCTCGTCCGAGTTATTATTCTTGGATGGTCAGCAGCAATTCTGACTCTTAATTATGTAACTGTTCCTGGTATTCCTCAAAAAAATATAGATCCAACTTTTATCGCCAGCGTCTTCACGGGAACGCTTGCGACTTTTGGTGTCCTTCCCTCTAGGAAGAAGGACGAACAAAAACAAGCACCTACATTGGAGAAGAAAGATGCAAAAATTGATTAATGGTGTAGCGTTGTTATCTGGTTTAGTTTCTTTAGCTGTCTTAGGGGGTGGTGCTTATCTTTACGTTCAAAAGGATACATTAATCGAGCAATCAAGGGAGAGAGTAACTGCTGCTATCACTGAAGCAATTACAGAA